AATTTTTTTTGCTCTTTAAAACGTGCTGAGGGTAACTCATTCCAAACAAGCTATTTTCATCTCCTAAAAATATACTTGATTGATAACCATCTTTCTCAGGATACATCGTATCGACTCCCGTGCCTGGATTAATATACTCAGGAAACAAATTGCTTGTGCTTACCTCTTGCAAGTACTTAATCATTCTTTGCTTATAAAACTCGGCTCTTGAACGATAACGATTAGCCACATCAATTAAATCTTGCATATTAGGTTGGTCGCTATTATCCGAAGTCTTTCTTACCAATCCTTTATTGTAAAACTGAAAAGATAAACCTACGGGCAATTCAGATAATACGTAATAAACCAAAGTATCAGTTACGTAGTCATTTAATAAAGCCGTTTCAACATTGCTCAAAGTAGCATTTTCAATACCCGTTTGAAGTTTAACATATAAAGCCGTTCCCAAAGCTGGCAAGATATACATATCCTGAGCCGTTTTTATTTCGGGCATTATTAATTTGTCATCAATATTAGAATGAACTGCCGTTCTTTCTTTAATTGCCGTTGCTCCTATAAATAATGTATTCTTCATATTATCCTTTCTTAATTACCGTTTGAGCAAACCAACGATGTCTGCAACTTGGAGAATGATTGCCATTAGGCTGAGTCCACCAACCGCCTCTCCTATCAAATACCGAATAGCCTAATCTTGCTGAAATAGATTCAATCTCTGCTCTTGAATACAACCTATCTAATTGCATTAATCTTGCGCAGAATTGACGGCTTGGATGGTCGGGAGAATTTCTTTCGTTACCTGGTATATCTGACCTCCATTCGTAAGAATACCTTACCATAAAGCTGGTAGTTGTTGGCTTTGGCGCATTCAATTCAGATAATGGCTTTGATAGTTTCCTTTCAACGATACCTCTTGAAACTGAAATACTTAATATTCCTCTTTTATCCAATCCATCTAAGACACGATTAACAATATCAATGTCCACTCCAATAGTTCCAGCAATAACCTCAGCAGTTACTCGCTTATCCTTTTGAATTAAGTCCAATACGTTAGCCTCTAATCCTGATAGCGCTTGCTCGGCAAATTCTAAATGCAAAGCCTCCTCTAATTCATTGGGAACTTGACTAAATACTTCTCTTGATTTAAAGATTGAATAGTCTGCCTTTGAAACACCAAATTCTTCAAATACATTTACAACCTCATCTTCGCTAAACTTAAAGCCACTTGGCGCAGTTGGGATATTCTCTCCACCTTGCTCAGGTATTAAACCAACCAAAGAACGAATTTCGTTTGCAGTCATTGACTCAAGTACCTTATTGGCAACCAATGGACTTAATGAATTAATGGCATCAATTACATCTTGAGAAGTTGAAGAAGTTTTAGCTTCCAATGCTGGCGCTCCTAACTTTTCACGAATCTCATCTTTAGTTAAATTTGCTGCAATGATTGCTTCTCCAAACTCTATGCCAATCGGCTCGACTGGTACGATTTGGAGTTCTGAATTAGCACCGTGTAATTTGGCAAGTAAACTGAATACTTGCTCAAGAAATATTTGCTTATCATTTACGTAAGTATTTTTAAAAATCTCATAAGAATCTCGCATTTGTTGGCGAGTTCCTAATTGACCTGGAGTTGAAATACCGAATAAATCAGGAGCAGTAATCTGATGACCAGCAAAGATATTCTGCTGAATCATTTTATCTACATTACCAAAATCTTCTTTAGTAATATCGCTCGCACCTAAATCTTCAATGACTGGCTTTCTTGAAGCATCATTAACAAATGAAAGTATAAACTTCTTGCCATCACTTCCCGTAAACCTATCAGTAAACTTGCGTTCAATTTGGCGCTTCTCATCATCCGATGGCTCGCCATTTGGCAATGTAATTAATTTAGATGCACTAAATCCCGTTTGAGCATTACCTAAAACGTGCTTAGATATTTCAATATCTGATTCAACGTAATTTAAAGCACCGAAATAACCTGGCAAAGCATAGGCATTCAAGTTAGGTCGATACTCCTTTAAATACATTATCTGAGTGCCTTGTCGTAACTGAGAATTAAATCCGTTGTAAACCTCTCTTTTGTACTTCCTATCTTCCCAATTCTCTGAATACCAAAACTGAGTATTGTCAGCATTTGTACGAATCTTAGTATAATCAACGTGATAAACCTCAGCAAGATTCTCCCCCGTTACACTCCATATAATTTGCAAGTAAGCGCCTCCGAATAACTCAATATCAATGGATGCCTTTCTTAAAACTTCGGTCAACGACTCAACGCGGTTGGCTTGTGCGATGAATTGTTCACCAATAGGGTCTACACCCTCTTTGATTTTGAAGCCATTCCCAGTTATGTAGTTGACCTTACCTTTAATTATCGCATTATGCTTGGCAGACTTATTAAATAAATCGACCAAGTAGTTAGGATAATCATTCTTTTTTCCGAACTCAATGTAACCTTCTCCTTCGCCTTTCTTCTCCCTATATTCAGGTTGTCTTGCCTCCGCAAAAGTTAAAACCATTAATTGATTGCTCATATATCTCTTACTTTGTAAGTGTTTGTTTGGTTGCTATAAGTTGTAAAACTAAATTGACTTGTGTCATTTAATGTCGCTTGTCCACTTTCGACCATTGAAGTCGCTTGCGATGGGATTAAATTAGAAGTAGATGTTTGCTCATAAATCTGATATGACCATTCGCCTGGTAACTTGCCCGTAAAATAGGAATTTACCGTTATATTAAAAGCATTAAATCTTTCTTGGTATGTAGATAAATCGGCACTATTTAAAATAACAAAAGCAACCGTTTCATTTGTATTTCGTGACTTAAAATAAAATAACCAATTAGGCGAAGTAAGAGTTGCCTTCTCGCTTAATGTTAATATTATTTTATTGACTTGTCCTTTGATTAAATGTATCATTAAATATAAATAGCATTCTCAAAATTTCTTATATAAAAAAAGGGGAAGCATCTGCTCCCCCCTTACCCGTCAACCAAACGACTATCTTAAGCGCCTGGAGTAGTCAAGGCAGTAAATACACCTGATGCTACCGTTGGTGCTAATTCTTTCTCTTGTGCTGAGAAAGTCAAAGTATAACCTGAGCGGTCTCCTTGAGCAGTACCCGTTGCTCCGTTACCTCCAGTGATGTTAATTCCGTTTACACGACCTAACAACCAAGTATTATCGTTATTGTCCTTTACAACTGCTATCAATGAATTTTTAGCAAGTAATAAAATCTCGTTACGAGTTGCAACTTGTAATTTATTTAAAATGATTGATAATTCTTGAGCGTAAAACACCGTTCCATTTTGAACATTGGCATTGATATTTTCAGTCAAAGAAGCAGTACCAGGTACTAATTCATATTTCCAAAATCTTTTGCCAGCTACTTTAGTTAATGCAGAAACCGAACCCGAAGCCTCAGTAATTGCACTAATATTTCCCTTTTCAATAAAGTAAACTTCTGTTATCCCACCTAAAGAATCACGGCAATCCAAAGAATATCCTTGAGTTAATGCGCAAGCCATAATTGTTTTTCTTTAAAATGTTAAAATTAGGGGAGTCGCATCCAAGCGATACTCCCCGAACTTATTTGTAAGATTATTAAGCAGTTGGGATGAAGTCAACCATCTCATCAGGGAATGCAAACTGCACACCAAACTTAAATGCTGCCATGAACTTGATGTTCATTGCATAAGGGTCGTGTAACAATTCGAATTGCTCCTCCTCGTTTAATAAGTCAGTACCGATGAACAAGTTAGAAACACGACCAGCGTATATCTTAGAAGTTCCGTTCAATCCTTGCACTGCAATAACCTTGATAGTAGTTCCTGGCAAAGTTAATTCTCCAGTAGCTTGACCATCAAAAGTGTAAGCAAACAAGTTAGCATTTTTCAATGCGATTGTATAAGTACGGAATACATCGTTTCCAACAAAGATAGCAACGTCATCCTTATCAACAATTTGCGCTGGGATAGCCTTGTAAACTGCGTCTAAAACTGCAATAACAACACCACTTGTAATACCAGCAGAAGCAGCCAAAGGAGTTCCGTAGTATCCTGATGCGTTAGCGTGAACAACTGAAGCAGAAGCAGCAGCAACTAATTTCACGAAACCATCAAACTTATTCAAGTTACCATTTGCTGAAGCAGAATCTCCTTGCCAAATAGCAGTCTCTAATTGAGAAGCAATTTTAGCAGATTTTCTTGAAGTATAATCAGCAGCAAAAGCGATTGAATCGTAGTTACTTCCAGCTGATAATGCTTTTTGTAAATACTTAGACTCTAATCCTTTTGGACATAATGCCTCTTGTACTTTAATTTTACCAACCGTTACACTACGCTGAGTGAAAGTAGTTGTACCTGATGCGTTAAAACCGCAATCGCTATCATCTTGAAAGAAAGCATCAGTATCCATGATACCAATTTTCTCAGAAGATTTTACTCCAACTAATACGTTACCTTGAGACTTAATCAAAGTAGCAGTTTTAGAGCCAAGAACTGAAGACGTTACTAATAATGCTTCGTTTTCTTTGGCGTAATCCGTTAATGAACTTACAACAAATGCCATAATTTTTCTTTTTTAAAATTTTTAATTTAAAGTTTTTACTCTTTCCAAGAATCGCTCTATCTTGTCAGCCTTTGGCTCAACGATTCTAAAATTGTTTTTTGGATTTTGAATTGGGTCAGCAACTGGAGTCTTTGAAAATCCTTCCAATACGCTTAACATTTCACTAAATCCTTGATTAAACTTGCTCTCTAATTCTCCTAACTTGTTTTTCAAAGCCTCATTCTCGGCTTGCAAGTAAGAAATAGTTGAGTTCATTTCATCAAATTGAGAATCGGCTTCCATAGGAGCTTCTTCTGAAGTTGGTTCTTCGGCTTGAGGAGTTTCGATTCCTTCAACCTTTCCACCAACAACGGTCATCATAGTACCATCAGCAAGTTCATACTCTCCATCGGGAGCAGAAACTGAGTTACCTGAATCGTCAACAAGCATAGCATCTGCGCCAATCTCTAATGCTGATAAATCAATCTTACTACCATCTTTAAGGTCGTAAGTTTCAAATACCAATTGAGTCGCTGGCTCAGGTGCAATTTCTTCAGTTTGTTCAACGGCATTATCCGCTAACATAACTTTAATTTTTTCAATTGCTTCTGAAACGTTCATAAATTGTTTTTACTTATTTGATTATAAATACTGATTAATTAATACTTTATCATTTAGACTTGTTCTAAAATCGAACAAATCTCAGACCATAGAGATTCTTCTACGCTCATCGGTTGCTTTTTCTTCTTGTAATTAAATATGCCTTCAACACTAAATCCTTTAAACTCGCCTGATTTAATCTTATTCCAAACCGATTCGTTTTCAACTTTAAAACTTCCAAACCAAGAACCTTCAGGTGCATCTTCAAATCCTTTCATTGCCATCACTCCCCGTGATGAATCTACGATAAACGATTCGTACATAGTTACACCTTCAACTGCTAAAGCCTCATCATGCATCAAGTTTACGTTTGACTGATAACCTTTCTTAAAGAACTTTTGCGCTATCTTCTCAATCGTATCTTTAGTAAACGTAACATAATACTCACCATTTTGGTCGTTCCTATAAATAGGAGTGTCGGCTAACATCAAAGCGCCTGAAACGATTCTTCTATCTTCGGACTGA